CATCGTTGGTCGTCCCCAGGCTAGGCAGCCTAGAGATCGTTGTGTGCCATCTCCTTGATGTCCGGGTGCTTCATGGCAACACCGAACTTGAATTCGTGTTCGAGGAAATGGCGGATGGACGCCACCTGTGAGGCGGTGACGTTGTAGTGGTGAGAGTAGTACGCCAGGGCGTCGTGAAGGCTCACGGTGCTCGAGCTGATGTACGCGGTTTTGTAGGGGTTTTCTTCGACAAATTTGTCACCATCAGGAATTTGTCGTTCGATGCCTCGTGCATAGGACAGGAGGATCGGGTCCCACGTGAACATCCGGAGTGTTGAAGCGATTCCACGCACCCAGGAGGCTTGTGTCCTGTTGTTGCGATCGCTTGTGTCACAAAGGATTCTCGCGAGGAGCTTCCCCGTTTTGGGGACGAGAATGTATGTGCTCGCCGACTGCATGAATCGTCCAGAGCAGAATTCTGCGTCCCATGGGTTGAAGGAGAGCTTGGCCTCAATTTCCATGCCAAGACGCCTGTAGGAGTTGATGATACCATCGGTCCCTCCAGCCCTGGCAATGTCACGATCGGTCGTGATGGTTACTGAGTCGTCTCCACATACTATAGAAAGCCACTTGCGACCAAACCCATGAATATGCGTCTTCATGGCCATGTTGATAATGGTGTCGCCACAGGAGGTGTCGGGCCATCCTGACTGCATAGCTGGCTGTGTATAGTATTTGGCACCAGACTTCGATCTCCCGAAGTTGGTTGGGGTTCGTCCAGTGCCGCGTCTGAGCTTTGACGCGATTTTTCTGGGTAGCTTCCAGTCGTACACTTGATACAGGAAGTTGAACGCTTGTGGGCCGATGTGCATGTCGAATCGGGACTGGTCATCTTCAAGTACGACCAGGCGTTCCCCATCCTCCAGCATTCCCTCAATTAGATCGAGGGCCTGGCCGTACGCCTGTCCAATTCCGATGTTGGTCATGCCGCAAGTATAGATGAAATGCCTCCCATGGGTGAGGTCGGCGGGGATGAAGGCCTTGGGCAACAACGCCTTTCGCAGGTTCTTGG